GATGGAGACATAATAGTCTATGCGGTAGCAGGTTCCTGCGAGGGAAACCAATGGTCCTATAAGGGATCTATCTACACATCTAAAACAGAACTTAATGAAGTCTTAAAGCAAGATGGAACCAATGAGGATTCTGTTATCTTCAGTAAGGTTCCTGAACCATGGGAATCCTGTAGGAAATCTGTCATGTCCTACATTGAAGGTATTACAGACCCTATAGATTCTCCTTACCAAGTATACCTGTCAGGTGCTAGTAACTTCAGGTATCAGACAGCATCTATCTTACCCTACAAGGGGAATAGATCTACCATTGAGAGACCATTCCACTATGATAATGTCAGACAGTTCCTAGTAGAAGTATACAATGCTAGTATATCTAGTGGTATAGAGGCTGATGATGCTATTGGTTTAGATCATGATCCTGAGAAAACTATCATTGCTACGTTAGATAAGGATCTTAATTGTATTCCTGGTATGCATTATAACTGGGTAAAGAAAACCTGTAAGTGGATCACTGAAGTAGAGGCTAATAGGTCCTTCTACTCACAGGTGCTGACAGGTGATCCAACGGATAACATCTTAGGACTGTATGGGATAGGACCTAAGAGTGCCTGTGTGAAGGCTGTCAATTCTGTGAGGGATGAGTTCGATATGTTTGATCTAGTAAAGCATGAATATCAATTAAGATTTGGTTCCTACTGGAAACAATTTATGAGAGAAAACTGTGAGTTACTTTGGATCTTACAGAAGAGGGAAGCTTACTGGAGGCATTATATTGAGGAGGCGTAAGAGATTGCCATATACTAAGAAGAAGAAACCTAGTATTCATCCATATAAAAGTACACTAGAGGTAGTGGTGGCTAAGGTTCTAGAAGAGTTTATCTATGAACCTAAAGAAGCTATAGTAAACTATACGGTCCCTCATAGCTACGTGCCTGACTTCGTGCATCCAAACCAGAGGGATGTCCTAGTTGAGTGTAAGGGGTTCTTTATCAAGGGGTTTGCAGACGCTCAGAAATATTTAGCTGTCATCAGAGACAATCCAGATAAGGAACTAGTGTTCCTATTCAGTGATCCAACTAAGCGTGCATATACTCAATGTAAGCAGAGAAAGGATGGAACCTATATGACTCTAGCTGAGTGGTGCATGAAGAGTGACATACTTTATCTAACTCCAACTACTATACCCAGACAGATACTACGAGGGGAGTGGGACGTAGGTGCTGTCAGGGAGTATAAGAATAAATTCTATGGGAGATAAGAGTGAAGAAATGCACGACATGCGAAGAAGAGATGGAGGCTACAACAGAGTTCTTTAGCGTACACCATGTAAGAGGAGACGGGACAAAGGTTCTTTCTGGAAGGTGTAGAGCGTGTCAGAGAGCATACTCAAAGGCTTGGAGACTTGCCAATCCAGAGAGATATAAAGCTCAAATGAAAAAATTCCACGACCTTAACCCCGACTATGAGAAGGAAAGAGCTAAGGAAAGATATAAGAATGATCCTCGTGTTAAGGAAAGGATAAACAAGTATAATAGAGCACATCCTGAAAAGAGACGCCTCTTAGACCTTCGAGTAAAGTACAACATCGATCCATCTACCCTAATGGATAAGATGAACAATCAGCTAGGATGCTGCGCTTTATGCGAAAAAACTCTAGTTGATGTCAACTCTTCAAAGAGTTATCATGTAGATCACGATCATGACACAGGGGTTGTAAGAGGACTCCTGTGTGCAAGATGCAATAGTCTTGTAGGAACTGTAGAGAACGATCCCGAAATCCTAAAGAGAATAGAAGAGTATCTTAACCACTATAAGGAGTCTAACTGATTGAAACGTCACAGTAATGATCGAGTACTTATTATATCAGATACACATGCCCCATATCATCACAAAGATACTTTAGATTTTATATCTGATATTGCCAATAAGTTCTCACCGGATCGGGTAATACACGGAGGGGACATTTTAGACATCTACTCAGTTAGTTCATATCCCAAAAGTATAGAACATAAGGACACATGGACAGACGAGCTGAAGAAGGGTAGGAAGTTCGTACAAGAGTTAGCATCTATAGTCCCCAATATGGAGATACTGTCTAGCAATCACGACGACAGAGCTTATAAGGCTTCGAGGATTGCTGGAGTTCCGAGAGAGTTTCTAGTTAAATATCTAGATGTGATAGGAGCACCTGAAGGGTGGAGGATTAAGACAGAACTTAGTCTCACTGTAGATTCCAACAGAAGTAATTGGCTATTTCGACACACTGTTAGCGGAGGTGCTGCTAGTGCTTCGAAGATTCTCAACAAGAATGTATGCTTGGGTCACAGTCACACTAAGTTTGGTTGCACTGCTTTTAATAACGGTAGTAGAACTCTATGGGGTGTNGATACTGGTTGTCTAATATCAGACGAAGGTCCATCATTTGCTTACAATCGTACCCAACTAGGCCGTCCTATCAGGGGCTGTTGTATGATCTTAGATGGTGTACCACGTATGATTCCTATGGGAAACTAAGAAGGAGATNTATGAATCCAAGTTACTATTTGATCTGGGTAGAGAAAGAACCAAGCCGTAAGTATTCACAGAAGTTTCCAACACTAGAAGGACTTAATGATTTCCTACAGGCACTAAGAGCAGACAACATTGAGAGTGTTGAGGTGGTAGCAGGGTACTGTCTAGAAAAAAGATAACTAATGGGTGCTCTAGGATACAATGGAGTATCTATATACGTAGTCAAGGATGTAGTAAAGGATTCTATACTATGCCAGAGCGGATCATCTTACTATTTAAAGCATGAGGTATTCCTCAAGGAGAATAAAGATACCCTAATGGATGACATGGAAGACACTTGCCAGTACGTCTACTGGTGGAACCATTACCTTTATAAAGAACAATGAAACTATTTCTAAAAGTAATCTTGTATGTATTAATGTTTATAGGAGTTATCTTTAGCACTGGTATGTTTCTTGTGATGTTTAAATATATCACTGGAGGGCTTTAATGGAAGTTTCTATTTTAAGAGAAGCTGGATATGAAGAGGCCCTATTAGGTCTCTCATTATCCTACGGTAAGAAAGCAGAGATCATGCCCCTTGTAGCAGAACGATTGTCACATAAAGGTGGAGGTCACAATAAGTTCCTAGAGAGTATGATGGTGTGGATAGATATTAGAGCGCCTCTAGATTTTTGGGCAGAGTTCGACACTTACAGAGTTGGGACATCTGTAACGAAGCAATCTGAATCCACTATGCATACCTTGAAGAGGAGGAAGTTAACTAAGAAAGACTTTGAGGATGGTATTGATGTAGCTTATCTTGCACATCTAAATAGTTGCATTGATGGTAACATCCCTATAGAAATCTTAAAGAAGAAACTTCCTTGTGGGTTCGTTACAACGGAGAATAGTATGCACTAACTATAAGACACTTCAGAATATTCTAATGCAAAGGAAGGGACGATAAGCTAGTACAATGGGAGGATCTTTAGTAAAGCTATGAAGAAGTTAGAGCACTATAATATGATAGAGCCTGTTGAATAACTTCACCACCCATATCAGGGGTCGTGTCCTGTGTGTCAGGCCCCCTCGTCAGCATCGTATCAGACCATGGAGACGGTAGAGACTACAACATAGAACAGAGACCCCTACCCAGTTCTAGTTACCTTATATCTCCCATGGAATCAAACAGACCTGCAGGAATTGTAAGTACGTCTTACAATATAAGACAGACTTTCTAGGCGGAATGTATATAACCTCTGAGGGAGAAATAGATTGATTGATATTCAACTACTGAGCGAGAGGGCACAGGTTCCTACAAGATCCACTTCTGGTGCTGCTGCCTTCGACTTGTATGCTACAGAAGATATTCTGATAATCCCAGGAACAAGCGAGGTTGTACCTACAGGGGTTGCTATGAAGATACCTGAAGGGTGGTTTGGCTTACTAACACACAGGTCTTCTATGGCCTTTAGAGGGGATACAATTGCATCTCTAGGGATTATTGATAGTGATTTTACTGCAGAGGTAAAGATAAAGATGTTTAATCTAGGTGCTGAAGGTATTCATATAAAGGTAGGAGATCGCGTAGCTCAGATAGCTTTTATAGAGTCCTATCAGGGGACTCAATTAAAAGTAGTTGAGCAATTACCTTCTACTACGAGAGGAGCTGGAGGTTTTGGTAGTACTGGAAAATAAGAGACTTAAGTTTTGTTCAGCCTGGGATTGCCTTACAAGAACCTGTGATAAACACTACTGCCACTATAGGAAAAGGATGTTCGATAGAACAGACTGGACTAATTACTGTAGTGACTGCAGGGATTATAAATCATATAAAGTATGGGAGACATTATTTAGAGATGACTTCAAGGAAACTATTGGAGAGGATTGAGAAAGACCTTATAGGAATCTATGAAGAGATAGATATTATCTTAGCTAAACTAGCAGAGCATCTGGAGGAACTAGAAGAACTAGAAGAAGATCTTACTGATGACGACTTTAGCTTGAACTTTGATGATGAGGAGTACTAATGGAAAGAAATACTGTCTGTCCTATATGCAAGGGGGTAAAAGATTACAGATCAAAGTTGTGTATACATTGTAGAATGAAGCACAATGGTCCTAGAAAAGGAACAGGAGTAGGGCCTAGACTATCAACAGGTGGTTATGTAATGATTATGGTTGACAATAAGGAGCACTATCAACATCGCTTTATAATGGAGCAATATTTAGAAAGAAAACTTGAAAGAGGAGAAGTTGTTCATCATTGTAATAAGAGTAGACAAGATAATAGTTTAGATAATCTAGAGTTGATGCTGGCAGGAGAGCATACTAAGCATCATTTAACTCCAGAAAGATTGAGGATGATGAACCTAAAAAGTTTAAAAACGAGATGGAATTATGAGCCCGCTATATGATTTTACTTGCAAAGCATGTGATAAAGTATGGGAAGAGAGTCAGCCAGTGGATCTACGGGATCTACCTACAACCCTACCTTGTCCTTCTTGTGGGCAGTATGATGTTGCTAGGACTGTTGGGTGTGCTGGCTTTCAATTAAAAGGATACTGCTGGAGTAGGGATAATTATAGTAGGACTCTAGGGGATGATCCTAGGGGGGCCTATGAACACCAGAGGGATGTGAAAGATGCCTGAGATACCTTTCTATACAACAATAGCAGATGAATCAACAGAGATCTCTGAAGATCTTTCTGTACGCAGATCTAGAGCAGAGCAAATAATGCAACGGGGTTGGCAACGCCTTGGAAGTATAGAGGAAATCCATAGCACTTTAGATGCTATGACAGCACCCTATATGAGAGATTTTGATATTAGTTCTGTCAGGGGTCTAAGAGCTATTAGTNAAATAGAATCTAACCTCAAGGTNCTTGCAAAGAAGGAGAAGGAAATCAATGCCACTAAAATGGAATGATGGTCACTATTGGNCTGATCCAGATTTCAATAAGACANTCCCTATCAGTGAAGAAGAAGCTATGAGGATTCTATCTGAAAAAAAGAATTCTATGTCTGATGAAGAATACGAAAAACTTACTATGAGTTGTTATGATTCTGAGGTTCCTAAGGCAGAACAAAGTGAAGCCTTTGTCCCTGGTGGATCTACTCCCTCACAGTACGCATTACCTGATGGGGCTATAGATATAATGGATTTAATTGAATATAGAAATATGGATTTTTCTTTAGGTAATATTATGAAGGCTTGTTATAGAATTGGTCATTGCGATCATGCAGATAGATTAAGAGATTTAAACAAGATTAAATGGTTTGTCGAGAGGGCTATAGCTGTAGAAAAAAAGAAGAGAAGCTTATGATAACTTATCTAGATGTGTCAGAAAATTTCCAATACAAAGATGGATCTCTTTATTGGAAAATATCTAAAGGCCCGGCGAAGAAAGGTCAAAGAGCAGGGACATTAAATCGTACAGGATACAGAAACATATTCTTCAACAGAAGGTGCTACCGAGAACATAGGTTAATATGGTTACTCTTTAATGGTTATTTTCCAGAAGGAGATATTGATCATATTAACAGAGTTAAAGATGATAATAGGATAGAAAATCTTAGAGAAATTTCTAGATTCTGTAATCAGTTAAATTGTAACATAGCGAAGAATAATAAAACTGGAATAACAGGAGTTAAACTTTTACCAGATGGTAGATACCTTGCTTCTATCTCGGATAAGGGGAAGAAGATCCACCTTCACGTGTCGCGTGATTTAACTGAGGCTGTTGCTCATAGAGCTGCTGCAGAAGAGTTTCTTGGAGTTGATCAACTGACAATGACCCCAGCTCATATTTTCATACAAAAGTATAAGGAGGAAGAGCATGAACACACCAAGTGAGTTCCTAAAGAAGTTGGAAGAGTTCTGTGAGGCTGAGGGATACTATATCATCTGTACCCCTGCAGACGCTGACATGTCCTTGATACCAAAGGCAGAGAAGTGGCCAGAGGAACACTACAAGTTATACCAAGTAGATAAGAATCTAGATTTCAATTTGGTCATTGAGGGGAAATGAACGACTATCAGAAATATATACATCTTTCTAAGTATGCGAGATTCAGAGACACTCTAGGTAGAAGGGAGACTTGGCCAGAGACAGTAAGGAGATACTGTGGATTCATTGAAGAGAGGGTGTCTCAGTTAGTAGGGGTAGATGATGAGCTATTGAATGACCTCTACCTTGTAGAGAATGCTATACTTAATATGGATATCATGCCTTCTATGAGGGCTATGATGACTGCAGGTAGAGCACTGAAGAGAGATCATCTAGCTGCTTAC